GCAATGAAGATTTTGAAGGGACGGCAGGTTAAGCCGAGGCGCGTGCTGCTCTATGGGCAGGAAGGCGTCGGCAAGAGTACGTGGGCGGCAATGGCCCCGCGTCCGATCTTCCTAGACTTCGAGGACGGTTTGGGAGACTTGGACGTCGAGAAGACGGAGCGACTCGCGACATTCAGCGACACGCTGTCGGCGCTCGGCTGGCTTTACAGCCAAGAGCACGAATACAAGACGGTCGTCTTCGATACGGCGGATTGGTTCGAGAAGCTGATACACGACCAAGTTTGCCAAAACGCCAACGTCTCGAATATCGAGAAAGTCGACGGAGGCTTTGGCAAGGGGTACGTGGCGGCGTCTTTGCTTTGGCAGGACTTCCTCACGAAGTTGGAAGCCCTGATCGCCGCTCGCGGGCTCAATGTCGTGTTTCTCGGGCACTGCACGCGAGTGAAAGTCTCCGACCCCGAACGCGAGACCTACGAGAAGTACAGCCCTGATTTGCACAAGGGCGCGGCGTCGATTCTGCGGGAGTGGTGCGACGAGGTATTCTTCGCGTCGTTCCGCACGTTCACGCGCGAGGCCGAAGAGGGTTTCAACAAAACTCGGCAAATCGCCATTGGCGGCGAGGAGCGATTCATTCGCACTTCGCACTCGGCCGGCGTGCATGCCAAGAACCGACTCAATCTGCCGGCCGAGCTGCCGATGGACTGGTCGGAATATCAAAAACACTGGCCGAGCGGCGTTCCCGCGACGACGGCCAGCGCGGGAAACATCGCGGGAGTGGTTGTTGACGGATCGTCAAAGAAGAAAGGGTAGAAGATGAGCGGGAATTTGGCAGGGTTGGGGTTCGATGCGAACACGGTCGAACCGAATAACGCGTTCGAGCCGTTGGCGGCCGGCGATTACAACGTCTGCATCGTTTCGTCCGAGATGAAGCAGACGAAGGACGGTAGCGGCTGGTATCTCGAATTGAAATTGCAGGTGCTCGACGGCAAGTACCAGAATCGGACGTTGTTCGATCGCTTGAATCTCGTGAACAAGAACGAGACGGCGGTCACGATCGCCAAGGGGACGCTTTCCGCGATCTGTCGAGCGGTTGGGATCTTTACGCCGAAGGACTCGTCCGAGCTGCACAACCGGCCGCTGAAGGCCACTGTGAAGGTGGAAAACGATCCGCAACGCGGGGCGCAAAACGTCATCAAGGGGTACAAGTCGCGGCACGTCGGCCCGCAGGCCCCCGCGACTCCCGCCGCGAGTGCGCCGGCTCCCGTGCCGGTTCAGCAACTCGGCCCGCCGCTGATGACCGGGCCGGCCGCTCCGCGAAATCCGTTCGCGGCGTCGTAATCGTCGTTTTCCCGCTCCCCCGTCGTGACAGGGACGTCGCGGCGGGGATTTCATGGAAGAGAGTTCGCATGATTGACACCTTGAACTGCAAAAACCGCGATCATTATCGCCGCTTTCTCAAGATCAAGTCGCTTCCTCAGTATCGGATTACTGGGAGAGAGTGCTGGTTTCCTGATGAGTATGCGGCTGCTGTCGGAGTGTCAGCGTGCAAGAGACGCGAAAAACATTGCATGCAGCTTGGAAGCCATCTTTTCGATTATCAACGCGATATCGCGACGATGGCGATACGCAAGCAGAAGTTCGCGGTATTCGCCGATTGCGGGCTTGGAAAGACGTTCATGCTGCTTGAGTTTGCTCGCCACGCTCGCCGAGTGCTCGACAGGTCTCGATCCGTTCTGATTGTTTCGCCGCTGATGGTCGTCAAGCAAACGCTTGACGAGGCGACCCGTTGGTATCCAGACATGCAGATCGAGCAAGTTGCGTCGAAAGACTTGCAGGAATGGACAAAGAGAGGCGTCGGCATTGGGATCACGAATTACGACGCATTAACTGACGACGTAACGCAGGGAAGTCTTGGAGCGTTGATTCTTGACGAGTCGTCAATGCTGAAATCGCATTACGGCAAGTGGGGTCAAAAGTGCTTGGAATTGGGTTCCGGACTCCACTGGAAGCTGTGTTGCACTGGAACGCCGGCACCTAACGATCGAATCGAGTACGCGAACCACGCGGTTTTTCTCGACCACTTCCCCACTGTCAACGCATTCCTGGCTCGGTTCTTTGTGAATCGCGGGCAAACGGACAACCGCTGGGAATTGAAGCCGCATGCCTTAGAGCCGTTCTATCGGGCGTTGTCTCACTGGGCATTATTCCTTACGAATCCAGCCACGTATGGCTGGAAAGACAATTGCGGCACGCTCCCGCCGATTCGCGTTCACGTCGATCACGTCGAGCTAACCAAAGAGCAAGAGCAGCTCGTCCGGTCGATTAGCGGAAAGCTGGTAGTTACGGACCTTGGAGGAATTACGTCTCGATCGGTAATGGGGCAAATCGCCAAAGGTCATTACAAGGGCGACGACGTTCCTACGCTGAAGTTCGAGTACATCAAGCAACTTGTCGACAGCGAGCCGGGACGAGCGACAATCATTTGGTGTCACTACAACGACGAACAAGACAAGTGCTCGGCTTTGTTCCCAGACGCGGCGAACATCGACGGCGGAACTTCACAGGACAAGAGGCAAGCTCTCATCGAGGACTTTAAGGCCGGACGTCGCAAGGTGCTTATCAGCAAGCCGCGAATACTTGGATTCGGTCTTAATTTGCAAGTCGCAACGCGGCAAATCTTCTCCGGGTTGCAAGACAGCTACGAGGAATACTACCAGGCGGTGAAACGCAGCAACCGCATCGGAAGCACGGAACCGCTAGACGTACATATTCCGGTGACGGAAATCGAGCGGCCAATGATCGAAACCGTACTACGCAAGGCGGCGATGGTGGAGCATGACACGCAAGAGCAAGAGCGAATCTTTCGCACTCACGGCATGGGAATCCTGGAGGGAAGCGGCGCTATCGGGGACGTATGACGCGATTCCGCAAGAGCGGATCGAGGCCATGTTCACGGCGTCATCGTTGTACGGGCCGGCGAATTGCTGGACAGGGACAAGCGGAGAATTGGCGACCATGATTCGCCAACTGCTGCGAGAGCGAGAGTGGCTGTTGAAACAAATGCAAGACGAGCGGGACGAACGGATTAACGAAGGAATGGAGCGTGATTTATATGGCGAATGATATTCTAGACGGCAAGGACTGGCACATCGTCCACGGCGATTGCATCGACGGCATGTATGACCTGCCGGATGCGTGCGTCGATATGTCGGTTTTTTCTCCGCCGTTCCCAGCCTTGTATGCCTACACGTCGAGCGAAGCGGATATCGGAAACAGCGAAGACTTGAGGCACGAGGCCAAGCTACATCTTTCGTTCTTCTATGCCCAACTGGCTCGCATCATTAAGCCGGGTCGAGTGGCAGTCGTTCACGTCTCCCAAATTCCACGGATGAAAAGAACCGGCGAAGTTGGCCTGCATGACTTTCGCGGGCTCAATATCCGACTTGCAGAGCGTGCTGGTCTAGTTTGGGAGTACGACTGGATCGTGCGCAAGAATCCACAAGCCCAAGCGATCAGAACAAAGTCGCGGGAGTTGCAGTTCGCTGGGCTCGAAAGCGATCGAGCGAAGCAACGCGGCTGCTTGCCCGATTACCTGCTCAAGTTCCGTGCTCCCGGAGAGAACTCCGTGCGGATCGACGCGAAGAACCAAGTCAGCCGTAATGAGTGGATTAAGTGGGCCGAGTCTTGCTGGGACGACGTGCAAGAGACAGACACTCTCAACGTAAAGGACGGACGCGGCGACGATGACACAAAGCACATTTGCCCGCTGCAATTGGAAGTGATACGGCGGCTCGTGCTGCTGTACTCGAATCCTGGCGAGATCGTTTTTTCTCCGTTCACTGGAATCGGATCAGAGGGGTTCGTCGCGCTTGGCGGAAAGTCGCCAAAGACGGGTAAGCGAGTCGCGGAGCCGAGACGGTTTTACGGATTTGAGTTGAAGGACGAATACATCGCGGCGGCTCGCAAGAATCTCAAGCTCGCATGCGAGCAACGCAAGGAAAGTTCCAAGACGCTTTTCGATGCGATGGCGTAAGGAATAAGAAGATGAACCTTCGCTGGTATCAATCCGAAGCAGTTTCGCGAACCTGGGACTACCTGTGTGACCAAGCAGGCAACCCGGTCATCGTGTGCCCAACGGGCAGCGGAAAGAGCCTGATCGTCGCCAAGCTCGCCCAAGACGCCATCGGATTCGGCTCGCAAGTGCTCGTGCTCGCCCACCGCAAAGAGCTCCTTGAGCAAAACGCCGAGAAGGTGCGGGCGTTACTTCCAGGCGTCAAGGTTGGTCTATTTTCATCGGGTCTTCGAAGCTGGGACGCCGAGTCGCCCGTGGTGCTCGCGGGAATCCAATCGTGCTGGCAGAAGGCGAACATCTTCGGCCCGCGTCACTTGGTGCTCATCGACGAGGCGCACCTTGTTTCGACGACGAGCGAGGGAATGTATCGCTCGTTTCTATCCGATCTGTGCGTCGCGAATCCAGTCGCTCGCTTGGTCGGACTCACGGCGACTCCCTACCGAACGGGCGAGGGCTCGCTGACCGGGCCCGAGAAACTGTTTCAAGGAATCAGCTACGAAGCGAAAATTCCGCAGTTGATTCGCGAGGGCTTTCTCTCTCCTATCACGAGTCGAGCGGCCGAGCATTCGGCGGATACTAGCAAACTGCACGTGCGCGCCGGGGAATTCGTCACGGGCGAGATGGAGCAGCTTTTCGGCAACAAGGAACTCGTGCGCTCGGCGGTGCGAGAAACGGTCGAGAAGTCGAGAGATCGCCGGTCAATCATCTTGTTCTGCGCTGGAATCGAACACGCTGAATCGGTGGCGGAAGAGTTACGGACGCTCACGAGCGAAAACGTGGGAGTCGTGACGGGCGCTTCGCTGCCTCTTCAACGGGCGAACGACCTGCGGGCATTTCGCGAGGGATCTCTGCGGTGGCTCGTCAATGTCGACGTTTTGACGACCGGCTTCGACGCGCCGAACATCGACGCGATCGCGGTGTTACGGGCGACCTGCTCGCCGGGCTTGTTCGCGCAGATTTGCGGGCGCGGCTTTCGCCTGGCCCCGGGAAAGAACGATTGCCTCGTGCTCGACTTCGGCGAGAACATCAAACGACACGGGCCGCTGGACGCCGACGATTACGGCGTGCGCTCGCAGCCCAAGAAAGGCGAGAAGACAGGCGACTCCGAGGGACCGACGAAGGTCTGCCCGAACTGCCAATCGCAACTCCACGCCGCGGCTCGCGAGTGCTCGTGCGGTTTTCTGTTCCCCCCGCCCGCTCCGCGACATGGTGCCGAGGCCGGGAGCGAGGAGTTGCTGTCGGCGATGGCGCCGCCGCAAAGGTGGCTGGTCGATGGCGCGTCGATGCAATTGTGGACCAATAAGAAAACGGGCTCGCGGACGCTGAGAGTCGATTACCAGTGCCAACTCGAAGGCGCGAGCGGAAATCTGACGCGGGAAACGATCAGCGAATGGGTTTGCCTGGAGCACGCCGGCTACGCGGGCATGAAGGCTAACAAGTGGTGGGCGGAAAGGTGCTCGATCCCCGTGACGTCGATCGACGAGGCGCTCGCGGCCTGGGGACGCGGGGCGGTGGGTTTCCCGACCGTGATCACCACCAAACGCGAGGGGCGGTTCTATCGAGTCACGGCCTACGCTGGGATCGTCATTCCTGAGGCTGACGAGTGGCTCGACGAACCTAGCAGCGAGGGGAGCGTGTTCGGGGAAGAGGGTGCGTTGGACGAGGTGCCGTTCTAGGAGCGAAACATGGCGCAATTCAAAGTCAAGAAACTCGACAGTATTGGAAGGAAAGGACGTGATCGGCGGTATTACGATGCAAACGACAAGATTGAGGAGCCGACGAAGTGACAACCGCAAAAGAACTTGCTGATTCCCTAGAAGAGGCGGCGAAACGGTATCAGGTTCGTGACATCGCCGCCATGTCCGTAATGTACGCAGCGGCTATTGAAGTCAGAAAACTCATCCCCGCGTACAGACCACCCCAGCCGAGCGACGACGGGAAGCACTGTTGGCTGGAGCAATACCACGGCGACCCAGACTATGGGCCGATGCAATTGAATTTCCTCAACGGTAAGTGGGAAGCATGGGACGTTGAAACTGAGCAGTATTTGGACGTGACCGGAAATATTTGGCCGTGCGAGCGGCCGGAGGTGGGGAAGTGAAAAGGCTTCATGATGCCATTTCTGCCGTGATGCTTCACGCCGCAAGCGGCCTGAGGATGCGAGATTTTGAGGCTGAGTTGCGATT